CCATAGGTTAACGCCGCGGTTAGACGAGTTCTGCAAAATGTAGAACAGCGCCTGCTTAGCGGCTTGTACGTACTCAGGTGTGATTTCTTCAGCTTGCTTTCCTGCACCACGAAAGGCGTAGGAAATCATCTGATCAACGTCGACCGTAGTCTGGTTGTATGTATTAGAATAGGCCACGGCTTATTTTTTCCCGCGTTTAGTTTTACCGCCCTTTTTCATGCCGCTTGCAGCGCCGCGCTTCCAATCAGATAGGCTTGGTCCTTGACCGGGAGCATATCTATAAACTAAATCATCAGGACGATTTGCAGTTTTTGGTAAATCACTAAGTCTAGGTGTTGGCATCTGAACCGGTCTTACTTCAACGTCTTTACCGTCAATATTCATCGTAGGTGTTCTTCCAACACCTGATGGCATTTTAACTGGTTTGGCATTTTTAAAATCTATGTCATCAACCAATCTACCTTCAGCCATTTTTTTAACTTTGCCGCCAGTTTTTAACTTAGACAAATCGGTGTGCTTTTTCTCATGCAGCTGATCATCGTGCATCTTGAATGCTTTTTTGATCATTTGCTTGTCTTGCTTAACGTCGCCACCTTCTTTGTAGTGACCGCCAGCGCACATCATTTTGACGTTTTGTTTAAAATCTTTCATTAGCGTCCTCTTCCAGCTGCTTTCTTCATTACCTTCTGTGGCAGGTTGGCTTTAGCTTTACCAGCTTTGATAAACTCCTTGCCTACCTTCTTAGGAATGCCAATGTTGCTTTTGCCTGCGGCAGCAGCGTACATGGCTTTTTGCTGTTGTTTAGATTCGATTGGCATATTAGCAAACCTTTGTAGCTTTACCGCCACGTTTTTTAGCAACAGGAGCAGATTTAGTTTCTGCTTCTTTATCTTTAGCAGCGGTTTCTTCTTCTACTTTTGCATCTTTAGCTTTTTCATTGCTGTATATTGCGGCAGCTGTTGGAAGCCCAAACAATGCACCCGGAAATAAACCTGCTGCAATTTTTCCAATTTTGCCACCAGCTGCATGCTTTTTAACTTTACCACCACGCTTTTGACCCATGGTGCCCATGTTAGTAGGCATTGGTTGCTGTTGTGGTTGTGGATTCATTTGATTAGCCAACGCGTTCATATCACCTGTGCCGCCAATTCGTTGCTGTTGTTGCAACAACTGTAATTGCATTGCAGGAGGCAATCTACGCATCTCTTGCATTAATGCTAATTGATGGGCGCGTGCGATGGAATCTGGGCCGGTAGCTAATGGAGCTGTTTGGCTACCGGCAGCCATCTTTTTTACTTCACCGCCTTTTTTGTACTTGTTTGGGCCGCCTTTAGCGCCAGACTTAGCATCAGCCATTTTAGCGTTGTCGCTTACTTTCTTAGCTTTTGATGAGCCAGCGGGTTTGCTTTTTTCTTTAGCAACGTCGCTGCCCTTCATGGCTGGCTTAACAGCTGCCTTAGATGGAGCTGCAGCTTTAGCTGGCTTGATATCTTTGGCTTTTTCGATGCTGTCGTAGTCGCCAGATTTTTTCTTAGCGCCGTATACACCTACTGCTCCGCCGTCTTTATATTTGCGAACGGTACCCATGGCTTTCTTAGCACGGCCGCCTTTTTTCATGGTAGTTGTGGTTTCATCAGCAACATCAGGCGTTGTGCCTTTTAGGCCAGCAACCATTTGGCGCTTAGGACCTTCATCTTTTTCTTTAACAGCAGGCACGCCTTTTTTAGCGATGCCGCCTTTTTTCATAATGTTTTTAACTGCTACAGAGCCGCCTTCTTTGAAGCACTGCATCTTGGGTAATGTCTTAAAGCCGTCCATGGGTTTTCCTCGAGGTTATTGGATTGTAGGGTGATCAGCCCTTATATCTACTAATGCACAAAAACAGGGGTTTACGCCCCTAAAAACAATGCCCGTTCGCGTTTGCGGCGGTTGATAAGTACTTCTGGTTTATTCCAGTTTAGGATCGCATCCGCTGCGCCCTGCATGTCATTTTGATTGATTTTCTTAACTACGGTAGAGTTAGAAAAATTAGTGCCTCCAATATTGAAACAGAGGCTGTACAGGGCGTCGAATTGGTGTTGCTGGAGGGGTACCTTTACCGAGGTCTCTACGGCCTCGCTACACCACTTTAAATCCTTCCTAAGCAGCTCTTCTACCTGATCATCTGTCAGGGTGGCTGTCAGCAGATACTCTTCATCGGTTTTGATGAGGTGGCCAACACCAATCGTCCAAAGACCCTTGGAGTCTTGGTACGCCTTGTTGCGTGAACCTTCTTCTTTGGTAATAAAGTCTAGTGTGGATTTTGCGATTGCCATGAGGTTTTCTTCAATCTGGGTATATCGGTTTGTGAAGTGAAAGGCTGCAATAATGCCTAAACACCACATTAGTACTACTAAAGTTTTTTTCATTTTGGCTCCTTTCTTTACGCTAGTATAGCGTAAATTGGGGGGTCACTTATTTACTTAGTGAGTCGTATTGGGCGTAGCAGGCTTGGAGGCTGGAGCGGAGGAGGTCTGCTCTGGCAGCTTCCCTAACAAGAAATTCTGCATCCTCGGCAGAAAGGGCTCGCCCAGTTCCGTCTTGTCCATTTGCGTCGTCTTGGGCGCGACTGGGACGTTTACGCAACTCGCTAACAGCATCGAGCAGCTGAGTATTAATAGCTTGAATTTGTGCATCTTTTTCAGTCCTTATTTGGTCTGCTTCTGCTTGGTATCTTTGTTCGGTTTCTTGGACAAGTCGGGTTTGTTCCAACCGATATGCTTCAAAGCGGCTAGACTCAAAATGATACCCGCTATACCAAGCGGCAGAAAGAATAACAGCAGCAGCAATAATTTTGGCATAAGTTAAAATAGATAAAGGGAACATTATTCACTCTTTTGAGTTGCAGCTTTTGCACCAATCATCACGCCAGATCCACCTAATGTGGTAGCTAGGCCCATACCTAATTTTTCCAAGTCAATCTCGGTGCCATGGAATGCAGCAAACAAAGCAATACCTAAAAAACCCAACACGCACACCACAGCACAGAACCGTGCAGCGCAGTATGTTTGGTTGTCGTCTTCGGTAAGGATGTCTTTAAACAGTTTCATTTTTGGTTACCTGCTAATAGGGCGACTATTACAGCGATAAGTTGCATGGTCCATTGCCGCGTGTCCCCTGTGGACAAACATGGTATCCAGTCTAATATGCAGATTGATCCGATGGTTGCTGACACACCTACAACATAAACTAGTAACCAGATCAAAACTTGTCTGTAGTTATTGTTCATTTAATTTGGCTTGGTGGCAAAGTAATGGCTTATAAAGCCTACAAACGAGCTCAATGCAGAGACTACCATCATGCCTGCCCACATACCGCCTTTAGATTTATTTGCCAACTCACAAAGTTGCTCAACTGATTTTTCGAGTTTATCGATCTTTTTCTCAAGCGAATCAACCGTTGCAACAAGTTGACCATACTTAAATATGTCGATTTGGTTATCGTGATCCATTTAATTATCCAATAAGGGCAGTTACTTCAGCTTGTGTTAGTCCTAATGCTGTTAGTTTAGCTAGTGCAGAAGCCTTTGCAGTTGCTTGTGCTTGTTGTATAGCAATTTTATTTGCTTCATCTTCAGCAAATTTAGCTTCTCTTGCATCAATTTCTGATTGCGTTAAAGCTACTTTTTCACCGATTAAATGGTCTTGTGAACCATCTTGTTCGTAGCCGTAAATGTTATTTTGATTGTCTTTGTATAGTTTCATTATCTTAATTCCCACCATCCGCCAAAGTTTGCATTACCATTCCAACTAATTGAATATGTTGTGCTGTCAGGAACAATCATAGAAAACTGTACTCTGTAACCTATTGAACCATTCATAGTCGGGTATATTGTTGAACCAGCAACTGTAAACACAAGATTACTTCCTTGATTAGAATTATCTGCAATAAATACAGTTACAAAAATTGGTTTACCAGTTGAATTCGTATATGTTGTTCCTGAAGAACGACTGCCTGTAACATTTGAATATGTTTGCCCAACACCTAAACCACTTGCTACTGGTGCTGTAGAAGTCCAAACAGAACCATTAGAAGTAAGTACATTACCTGAAGTGCTTGGTGAAGGTATTCCAGTAGTTTGTGTAGTCGAATCACTAAATGTAATTGATGGGCTAGAGCCATTAATAATAGTTGTCATTATGCTTTCACCTCATCGGCTGGTTGTTTAGCCCATTGGACTATTGCCTTCTGGCGTAATTTTTCTCTAGTTTCCATACTGTGTGTATATCCTTTACGAGATTCAGATAATTTTTGTTTTGTTTCTTCTGATAATTTGCGACCAGTTAATGCTTTAGAAACTGCTGGGTTTTTACGACCTTTTAACGATGCTGATATTTTGGCACGATTTTCAGGGCTACGATAAGCACCTTTATTAACTGATTTACCAATTTTTTTCTGGCGAAGATACTCTGTCATTTCAGGAGTATGCTTTTTGCCATAGAAAGGATTGCGTTCACCTTTCATGCTTGCACCCATCATGCCTGTTTCCTCGACCAAATTAGCCCATTCATCGCTATTGACAATATCGTGGTCAGCAGAGAACTTTTTAGCCGCTTTTAGGCATCTTTGCTTATCGGTATATACACCCATTACGCCGACTGTAATATCCTTGCCATGAACCTTTAAATGATTATTCCAACGAGTTCCGCTACCTTTGTAACTATAAATCCTGTATAGCAAAGATGTCTTGCAAAAGTACTTTAAGCCAGTTATGTTATGTTGCATAACTAGCAAGGCGGTAGGTGGAAAATTTTGATTAAGCATTTTCATCCGCAGGTAAAACTTGACCGCCTTCAGCTACCCATTTTAGGTAGGCTTGATAGTCTGTGTTGTCTTCAAGCATGGGAATAAAAGCACCATCAGATAAGCGTTTAATTGTTTTTTCTTCCATTAATTGATACATTTTATAACTCCGCACTTAAAGTAACTGCAATCCATCCTGAATTTGCAACACCAAAATAAGGTTGTCCATCGTTATAACCAGTATTACCACCACGAATACGAACACCATCATATTGAAGTTGCCCAATGTTTGTATCAAATGTGCTTACAATTTGATTAATATTCCAAGTTGATGATGAACCAGCTAATGAATAAGCGGTAAAACTTGTTTGTGAACCTGATACATATGTTGCTGTAGGCCCAGTTCTCATTGGACTAAATGTAAACGGCATATTAAATTCACTTGCCGTTGCGCCTGAACCTGATGCACGAATAACACCTACTTGACTGTTTGTTTGTGCAATAAGCAAATATTGGAAATAACGATAACAATTATATAGTTCGGTGCTATACATCCGATACTCAAATCCAGTAGCACTACTTCCTACTTCTAATTGCACGCCTGTGATGTAAAAGGTTGCTCCGTTTGTTCCTACTACGGATGTTGCTCCTGTGGCTGAAACATAATTGTTTGCAGACCATGAACCAGCAGTTCCGCTATATGTTGAGCCTACTCCAAGACCAAAATAAACTGCTAATCCAGCGGTATTGTCTTTAGCCCAAGTTCCTGTGGTATCGCCAGCTACAGTAATTGAAATTTGAGTCCATGTATTTGCTACAGGAATTGAATAAGTGAATGCATAAGACCTGTTAGCAGCTCCATTTCCGAAAGAACCGCCAAAAGTGCCTGTTAAACTAGATTGCACCCAAAATGACAATGTTACAGTTTTTGCATTAGCAGTTCCCCAGCCTAAATCGGCAACATTGTAGCCTTCAATTTTTTGTTGAAGTGAAAAGAAATCACCAGAGACAACAGAGTAAGCAGAAGATGAAGTTACACCTAAATAGTTAGTAAATCCGATTGGTGGGGTAACAGAACCAGCATTTTGCTGAGTTGTAAATTTTGATGCTTGAGTTATAAAGAAATACCATCTATCTAAAGTATATTGTCCATTAGTAGGAGTAACACTAGCACCAGCGTTTCTTTGGTCAATAACCATCGCACCATTGATAATGCGGTTCTTCATTATGGTTGCATTACCAGCACCTAAATTGCTTCCTGCTACGCTTGTTCCGATTATATCAGCATTGACTGTTCCGTAAGCCATTATGCGTACTCCTTATAGGCAAACTCGCCATGATATTTATTTCGTGCTTCCATAGCAACTAACTCCGCTAATTCAAGGTCTTTAAAGCCACCA